CTTCATTCAACGGACCACGCATCACAGGAATGGAGCGAAGATGAATAGGGAGCAGCGCCGCCGCTTCAAGAGGATGAACAAGGCAAAAGACAACGAAAAACTTGCCCAAAAAATTTCCACCTTTGGACACAGACCGGACAACTGTTCAGCATGTGACGAACCATTTGACAAAAAAAGCAAAGACCACGCAATGACTTGGCGAGTAGTGGTGCGCGAAAACCCAACCCGCATATCCCTATTCTGCCCCCAATGCATCGAAAAAACAAAGGAGGTGCTAGATGCCCACGCCAACACAACTGATTGATCCATTCGACTCGCACGGAATTGAAGACCCCACCGGCACAGAAGAGGTAGCCCTAAACTATTTGAACCAAGTAAAGACAGGGTTGGAGGGACTTGCTCACCGCGAAGCAGTCAATCATCCCCCACATTACAACAGCGGAAATATCGAAGTAATCGACGCCATTGAGGATTGGGGGCTTGACTTTAACTCCGGCAACGTGGTAAAATACATTGCGAGACACCAACACAAGACAGACCCACTTGAAGATCTCAAGAAGGCTCGTTGGTATCTCGACCGCATCATTGAAGGATATGAAAATGTCAGTAACGAGAATCAATAGAAAAAATCTAATACAAATCTTAGAAGGAAAAACAAACGGTTCACACGAAGTGGTCATCAAGCTCTATGGCACCAACTGCCACCTATGCCACGCCCTAAAAGATTTGTTTGTAGACATCTCGGATCAATACGAGGATGTTCACTTCTATGCTTTCAACATGGAAGATGGCAAGGGACTTGAGAAAAAATATGGTTTCGAAGGGGTGCCTTCGATTTGTTATGTCAGAACGGGTGGGATGAAGCCTGTTGTTCGTTTCTTGGAGGAGCCAAAGAAGCCCCATAAAGAAACTTGGTATCATCCAACGGGAATCAGAATATTCATAGACAAGAACAGGATTTAAAATGGAAGAGTCGGTGACCTATGATGACGTTCTGTTGCTCCCGCAGTATTCAGACATTCGCTCTCGATCTGAAATCGATATCTCAACTAGTCTAACAAACAGACTAGAGTTGTCCCTCCCAATCATTTCTTCTCCAATGGACACCATCACAGAAGAGTATATGATTGGTGCCATGCATAGCGCTGGCGGCACGGGCGTCATACATCGCTACAACTCTATTATAGAGCAGGCTGTGATGGTTAATCGTGCTTTTGTTAGAGGAGCCACCAACATTGGCGTCGCCGTTGGTATATCAGGTGACTTTATTGAGAGAGCAGAGACGTGCCTTGAACAAGGCGCAAAGTTTATCTGTGTTGATGTTGCTCATGGTCACCACATTCTAATGAAGGAAGCTCTTTCAGCACTTCGTTTGATTTTGGGTGATGAAGTCCACATTATGGCTGGCAATGTTGCCACTCTTAATGGTATCAACGATCTTGCTGATTGGGGAGCCAACTCGGTTCGCTGTAACATTGGAGGGGGCTCTATCTGCTCCACCAGAGTACAAACAGGTCATGGGTGCCCTGGCTTACATACAGTCTCTATGTGTGCTGGAACAGATCGTGATGTTGCCATCATCGCAGACGGCGGCATACGCAACTCTGGTGACATTGTTAAAGCCCTCGCGGCTGGCGCCGACGCTGTAATGTTAGGCTCTTTGCTTTCAGGCACAAAAGAGACGCCAGGAGAGGTATACACCCACGCCGACGGAAGAAAGTACAAGAATTATCGCGGGATGGCTTCAAAGGAAGCTCAAGTTGAGTGGCGTGGCAAGTATTCCTCTTTTGAGGGCGTTTCCACCACTATCCCATACAGAGGAAAGGTAAAGAATGTTCTTGGTGACCTTGAACGTGGGATAAGATCTGGACTTTCCTATAGTGGTGCTCGCTCTCTAAAAGAGATGCATTCAAAAGCTATATGGATTCGCCAGAGCGCTGCTGGACTTGGAGAGAGCAGAACACATATCACCACAAGGAAGTGGTAATGCCTGATGATCCTTATCTGTATGGAGGAGAACTCAAGTCAATACGATTTTTGATCTCCGATGATGATCATGCTCGCTTCTTGTTGAGACTGAGACATCACAATATAAAGCAAGCCACCGCCTTCTTTCGGGCTGTAATGGACGCCGTTATAGAAGACGATGAAACAATCACGCCATTTCTTGAGAAGTATGTAATGGAGCATAAGCTTCTTAGCCGACGCCGATTTGCCGACTCTCTAAAGTTGAGGAAAAGAGGAGCTAAGACCTTACAGGACTTTGGGCTTCTTGATGACGCTGAAAAAGAAGAACTATTTGATCTAATCGCCAAGGAGTTTCCAAAATTATGAATGACGGACTACTAGAATGCTCAAGAATATGCCTCAAGAACAAAGAATCTTGCGAGGCACAAAGTTGCAAGCACCACATAGATTATGAACAAGAGTTTAATTGTTCGCTAATCTCAATATATCAGAACGGCTCGATGTCTTTGAGGGAGGTCGCAGAAAGAATGGGGCTTTCTTTTGCCAGAATTAAACAAATCGAAACTAAGGCACTATTTAAGATAAGAAAAAGGTTTCCAGATAGTGGAATTTTGTAAGCTACTGATCCCTTTTGTACTATTTACTTTAAGTTTTTAAGGAGAACTAAATAAAATGGCTCGCAAAACACTATTAACAGAATCCGAGGTTCGCCAGTTCATGAAACTAGCAAACCTTAAGCCCCTCCAAGAGATGGGCGGACTGGGTTACGGACCCGGTATGCGTGATGAAGAGGAAGAGGAAGAGATTCCCGGTATGCGTGACGATTACATGCAGGAAGCCGAGGAAGAAGAGATGGAGATGGACGCTGAAGCCCCCGCTCCCGAAGGTGACATGGAAATGGACATGGACGCCGAAATGGGTGAAGAGCCCGTTGGCGATATGGAAATGGACATGGGCGCTCCCGATGAAATGGATGACATGGGCGCCGAGGGTGGCAAAGAGGAGCAGTTTGCTGACATCGTAGACAAGCTCGCTGACCTTCTTGGTCTTGATGCCGACGTAGAAGTTGGCGGTGATGAAGAAATGCAAATGGGGGGTGAAGTGGACGCCGATGAAGGTGGTGATCTAGAGGTTGATGCCGCTCCCGTAGGTGATGACGAAGATTTAGGTGTAGAGCTTGACGACGAGGAAATGGGCGAAGAAGAACTAGTACAAGAAGTCGCCCGCCGAGTCGCTGCCCGCCTACTTCGTGAAAAGAAACAGGGTGTAATGGCGAACAAGCTAGCCGAACGCATCTTTCGTAGACTCACCTCGAAATAATAGCTTGACAGCGTTCTCCTGAGCCGTTATAATAGTCATCTAGGGTAAGACCTACGATGGCTATTATTTTTGGAGGCTAAATGTTCTGGACTATCATCGCCGCCGCCGCATCATTTGTGCTTGGATGCTTAGCTTGTAGAATCTTTTATTTTATAAGGAGTGGCAAGACGGCTATTGTTGTGTTAAAGGTGGCACAGATAATCTACCTAACAATGCTTATGCGTTGTATCGAGGATTGGTATTATTCGCATACCATAAAGTTAGAGTCTTTGCGCAAGAGTGGTGTAGAATATGGTGATGAAATGTATGTGCAAACGAAGAAAGACCACGAAGAGAGACTCTCAGAGTTTAAGAGAAGATCAATAAATTTCATGATTGATGCTCACCCTGGACTATTTAAAGAAGCCATAGAGTTTAAAGATTGGCGTGAAGCAATGAAGTTTTTAGAAAAGAACAAACAAATGGCTATCTTATTTACCAAAGGACTTAACCAATGATGAAGAGAATTCTTACAAAGATATTAGAATTGGTCGCAGGGACCAAGAAGACAGAAGGGGAACAAACAAAAGCCGCGCCAGCAAAGAGTGCCCCCAAGACTGTTACACTAGAAGAGTTACTTACTGGTGCCGCAGCAGAAATGCAAAAAGAGCCTGATCTCCGGGTCATTGGCTTGTATTCAGAAGTAAACGATGAGAAGATTGCAGAGCTTACTCAAGCCCTGCTTTATCTCAATGAGATTAATCGCCTACGCCCCGAGAAAGAAGAGCCGAAGCCTGTTGAATTTTATATCAACACATACGGAGGTTCAGCCGATGATATGTTTGCCCTCTATGATGTTATGCAGACAGTCAAAGAGGAGACCGAAATCCACACCATCGGTGTTGGGAAGGTTATGTCCGCTGGAACTCTCCTGCTCGCCGCAGGAACAAAGGGTAAGCGTAAGGTTGGTCGCAACTGCCGCATT